CACTTACAACACGAAATAATTACATTTCTTTTATCTAAAATGCATCTATTTGACCCTACCAGAGGAGCAAAAGCATACTCATATTTTGGTACTATAGTAAAAAGATGGTTAATATTATACAATACTAAAAATTATAATAAAAAAATTAAAAAGGTTGGTGTTGAAGCTTTAACAAAACCAACTTCAACACACACTTATAGTCAAGGAGATGAAAGAGTTAAAAGTGATTTAGATAAATATGTTGATATTTTTGTTAATTATACATCAGAAAATATTTATGAATTATTTCCTAAGAAAAATGATGCCCAAATAGCAGATGCAATTTTAGAATTATTTCGTAAAAGAGAAGATTTAGAAGTTTTCAATAAAAAAGCACTTTATATTTATATACGTGAAATGGTAGATGTCAAAACTCCAAAAATTACCAAAATAGCAGATAAATTACATACAATCTTTAAAAGTCAATATATTTTCTATTTAGAAAATGGTTATACTAGATTCTAAACTTTACCTATATCCATATTTATAATAAAAACATTATGGGAAATTTAGATAATATAATATTTAAAAAAAAGAAATTTTCTGACATCCTTAGTGAAATTTACGATAACCAAAAGAAAAAAGAAGTACAAATAACAGGCCTAATATCAGAGTTAAAACCTCTTATAAATGATATAGGTGATGCAACTTTAATCGTTCCACTTATTAAAGAATATATGGAAATTGGCGTTCGTAACGATGAACAATTAATTAAAATGGCTACTATAGTACAACGTGCGCTTAATAATAGTAGCAACGAAGATTCACTGGGAATAACGGAAGAAGAAAAACAACAGTTAATAGAAGAATTAGATAAATTAAATTCTAATTACGAAGATAAGAAAAATGGCTAATAATAATTACGGTTTTACTAGCGTTAATCAACAAGTTACCTCAGGAGGTGATGATCAATCTAAGTTGGCAGAAATAATTGCGGGGTTAGGTAATAATATCATCTCAGTGAGAGTTGTTGATATAATTTTAGATGATACTCATCCTAAATTTCAACAATATGGAGCTTGGAGTGGGATTGGTACTATTCTATATGAAGAAGTTAGACCTGGACCTCCTGTAGGAACCGGAGAACCTTTTGCAAGACCATTATTTCCAAATTTCAAAAACTACCCAGTTGTAAATGAAATAGTAGTAGCATTTTTCTTACCAAATCAAAATATTAATGATGGTATTGAAAGTAAAAATTATTATTATTTACCTCCAATATCCATTTGGAATGCCCCTAATTTAAACGCAATACCAGATACACTTACTTCTGGAGTAAAAACAGTTCAATCTTCTCAAAGAAAAAGTTATGAAGCAATTGAAGAAGGACAAGTAATAAAAAGTACTAATGAACAAGTTGAATATAATTATAATTCACCTTTAATAGGGGGAAGTTTTGAACCCAAAAGTAATATTAGACCTTTATTATCTTTTGCTGGTGATGTAATTATAGAAGGAAGATTTGGAAATTCTATTAGATTTGGGAGTACTACAAAATCAAGAATTACATTTGATCCTAACGAACTTAATACTACAGCAGGTACTAATGTAAATAAAGAATTTTTTTCAAGAAATGATTGGTCATCTCAAGGAAACAATGGTGATCCTATTTTAATCTTAAGAAATGGTAATATTAACACAACAGAACCTGGTTATGTTCCTATGATAGAAGATATTAATCAAGATCCATCTTCAATATATCTAACAAGTACTCAAACAATTCCTTTAATTACTAATTTTAATTCATACCCATCTATTACTAACGAGCCTAGAAGTATTTCATCATATAGTAGTAGCCAGGCTATTATTTCATCTGAAAGAGTAATATTAAATGCTAGTAAGGATAATATTATAATAGATTCTAACCAAAATATTTCTTTATCTTCTATTAATGATATAGGTTTATATTCAAGAAATGGGTTTGTAAATTTAACTGCCAATAGAGTTAATATTGGTAACATTAATGCTAGTGAAGGGGTAATATTTGGAGATAAATTTATAACTGATTTTAAATATCTTCTAAAAGATATGAAAATATTAGTAAATAATCTTAGTTTAGAACCTAAACTTATACGTACACAAGGAGCAGCTGATAATGTTAATATTCAAATAGATTCAATATTAGATAAAATTAATGAATATACCTCTAATACAATAAAAATATCATAATGGGAGAGGAAGCATTAAATCAATTAATAGAAGAATTTATGAAAACTCCCCAGGGGGAGAAAATAGCTAACGATGATACAATTCAGTTGTTGATTCAGGAACAAGATCAACTAAAAAAAGCATTTACTACTTTAACATTAAAAGAAGGTGAAGGAGATACTAGTACTGAACTTCAGAATAAAAAAGAAGAAGTAAATAACAAAATTCGTAGTGTAAATAAACAAATAGCTTCTAGAGCACCCTCTTTTAAATATAAAGTTGAATCTTTAGTTAAAGATGATAGAGATAATTTTATTGAAGTTGATGTAAATTATGTCTATAAAATAACAGGAAGAGTATATGATGCGGTTACAACAAAACCTTTAAAAGGAGTTAAAATAACACCTGGTGTTTATCCTAAACTTACTCCACCTCCATCAAGTGATTTAGCACAAATGGAATTATCTTCAACAAAGGTAGATATTAATCCTTCTAATTATACTTATGTACCCCTTTCTTTTTTACATGTTAAGTTAAACCCTGAAAAAGAATCAGGAGTTAATGTTTACGAAAAAGATAAAGGAGAAGTTAGAACAGACAAAGATGGATATTTTAAAATTTTAGTTACGTTACCAACCATAGCTTATAACCAAACAACACCATTATTTTTTGCATTAATAATGACCCAAAAAGGTTATATACCTCAAAAAGCATTAATAGTAAAAGGTGACAAAACAATTAGAACAGATTTAAAAGCTGTAAGTATAACTAATATAAAAGAAGCAGCTGAGATAGCTAAAAAAGAATTAATGGTTAAAACTAATGAATTTTTAGATGAAAAAGTTAACCAATATGTAATGGATCCAGTTGATCAAGTTTTAAATGCAAGGCAAAAAAGTGTAAGTAAATTACATAATATAGTCCAAACTAAATTACTACCACTTGTTATTCAATTATTAATAGCTTTTGGGATAACAAAACTATCAGAAGTAGAACAAAAAACATGTCCTACTGAAGCAGGATTACGACAAGTAATCAGTAAAAGAAATGGTGTAACAAGACAATTAAATAATATTTATAAATCTGTTATTACAAATACTGCTATAGCGGGTGTATTTGCTTTACTTGCAAGTAAATTAAAGGGAATAAGTCTAAAATTAGATTCAATACCTGCTCTACAAGCTACTGGTACCCCACCAAGTAAAGATTTTGGTGGTTTAATTTCATCTTTACCATACTCATTTACTGGGAAAATACAAAGAATAAAAGATACAATAGAAGAAATATCAGAAAATAATAAACAATTAAATAAAAAATTAATTTTAGCCTTAATATTTATTTTAGCAGCAATTATAACAATTTTATTGTTATTAAGAGCAATAGATGATATGTCACAAAAATGTGCTGAAGAATTGGGAGTTGATTTAGATGAACAGTTAGCACTTGATCAAGAATTATTAAATTTATCTGTAGAACAAGGTTTAGATGGTAACCCAGCTATTAATGAATTAAATGGTTTTATCTTAAGTGTTGAAACTGATGATCAAAACCCAGTTGGAGAATTAAAACGTAGAAGAGCAGTTGCAAAAGATAATAGAGGTGTTACATTATTACAAGGAGAATTATCATTTAGTTCAAATGATCAAATTTTACTTGATGAATTAATATTTTATATACAACAAAATAATTTAAAAGCTTAATAAATTAATATTTATAATAAATCAATAATTATGAAAATAAGTCAATTGAAAAAAATAGTCAAAGAAGCCGTAAAAGAGGCTATACAAGAAGAAATGAAAGACATACTTCTTGAGGCAGTTAGAGTTCCAAAAACTATAGTTGAAACTAAAAAATCAACAACACCTCAATTCGAACAACAAAACCCATTACCAGATGGAAAGAAAAAAGAATTAAGGGAAAATATGATGAATGTATTAAATGGAATGATGCCAGGAGCTAATGGAACAATTAATGCTACAACAGCTGATGTACCTTTACAAGTTGGTAGTGGAGACACTACTTCCCCAAATGGTAGATTACCAGAAGGAAGTGTTAGTATAGACCAAATTATGGGATTAATGAATAGTAAAGGATAGATAAAATGGCATTTGGAGCAAGAAGAGTATATCCTAATGATGTAAGACCTAGAGTTGCTATTGGTGTTAATTTACCATTTAGCGCACCTGGGGTTTTTGAATCTAACTATCAAACAAGAGATGCTATTAAAAATAATCTTGTTAATTATTTTTTAACAAATCCAGGTGAAAGACCAGGAAATCCAACTTTTGGAGCGGGTTTAAGAAAATTTATCTTTACTAGTATTACTAATGAAAGTTTTGATTTTATAAAAGAAGATTTACAAGAAAAAGTAAATTTATTTTTTAGTAATATTAATCTTGAGGATATAGAAATAACAAAAAATGTAAATGAAAATACAATAAATGTATCAATAACTTATAGTATACCCCAAACTGGTATTAATGATACTTTATTACTAAACTTTAGTTAATGGCAACAGGAAATAGAAATATAGTATATGTAAACAGGGATTTCGAATCTATTAGGAGTCAATTAATTAATTACTCTCAAACATACTTCCCTAACACATATACAGATTTTAGTGAAACATCTCCGGGAATGATGTTTATTGAACAGGCATCATATGTTAGTGATGTGTTATCTTTTTATTTAGATAATCAGATACAAGAAACATATTTACAATATGCTCAACAAACTGAAAATATTTTTCAATTAGCTTATATGTTTGGTTACAAACCTAAAGTAACAGGGTTAGCAACTGTAACAATGACTATATATCAACAAGTTCCTGCAAAAACAGAAGGAGGAGCAGCAGTCCCAGATTATAGTTATGCCTTATTACTTCCTGAAAATACATCTGTTAGTTCAAATAATGGTACAAATTTTATAATACAAGATCAATGTGATTTTTCAGTATCTAATTCTCTAGATCCAACTGAAGTAACTATTGCTTCTGTATCATCCAATGAACCAAATTATTACTTACTTAAAAAGACAAGAACAGCAGTATCAGGCCAAATATCTTCAGAAACTTATACGATGGGGGCTTATCAACAATTCCCAACACTTAATCTATCAGCTGAAAATATAGCAGATGTTGTTGAAGTATATGATAGTGAAGGTAATAATTGGTCTGAAGTAGATTATTTAGCACAAGATTTAATTTATGATGGTATTAAAAATACTAATACTAATGATCCAAATAATTTTGTCAATAGTAATGATGCACCTTATGTATTACAAACAGTATCAACAAACAGAAGATTTGTAACAAGATTTACAACTCAAACAAATTTACAAATACAATTTGGTGCTGGTCAACCTTTAAATGTTGATGAAGAAGTAATACCTAATCCTGATAATGTAGGTTTAGGTTTACCATTCGAAGAAGATAAATTAACAACAGCATATTCACCAACCAATTTTGTATTTACAAATACTTATGGTATTGCACCCTCTAATACAACAATAACAGTAAGATATTTAACTGGTGGTGGTACAAATTCTAATATTCAAGCTAATGCTTTAACAAGAGTTAGTTCAGGTCAAGTAGTATTTGCAACATCAACACAAGCAAGCGCAGTAGAAGCACAATATGTATTTAATTCATTAGTAGTAAATAACCCTTCGGCTGCTAGTGGGGGACAAGATGGAGATACTGTAGAAGAAATTAGACAAAACGCATTAGGTCAATCTAATACACAATTAAGGAATGTAACAGCAGACGATTATTTAATTAGATCATTAAGTATGCCTGCGAGGTTTGGAGTTATATCAAAAGCATTAACACAAAAACCAAATATAAACAACCCAGATGCTACTTTGTGTATTTATGTCTTAACAAAGAATAGTAATGGAAATTTAACGGCAGCATCTGATACTTTAAAAACAAATTTACAAACATATCTTAATCAATATAGAATGATAGGAGATGTTTTAGATATTAAAGATGCTTATGTTATTAATATAGCAGTTAATTTTCAAATTGTAACATTACCTAATTATAATAATAGTGATGTAATAGCAAAATGTACAACAGAATTACAAAATTATTTTAATATAGAAAAATGGCAAATTAACCAACCAATAATATTAAAAGACTTAACAGTACTTTTGGATAAAGTTGCGGGTGTACAAACAGTACAAAATATAAGTATAACAAATAAAGCTGGCACAAGTTCGGGATATTCACAATATGCTTATGATATTTTAGGAGCTACTCAAGGTGGTATTATTTACCCATCTTTAGATCCTTCAATATTTGAAATAGCTTATCCTGGTGTTGATATACAAGGAAAAGTTGTTTCTTTAGGAGCAGGTAGTTATGCTGTGGGAGGCGGATTATCAGGAGTTGGTAGCTATTAAATAAAAAATTATGGCAGTATATAAATTATTCCCTTTACAAGATGCATCAATATATTCATTCTATCCTTTTATGAATACAGGGATTGATGCAATTATTGAAGCAGGAAATCTTAATGTTAATATCAACCCCGTACCTCAAGTATTTAGGTATTTAGTAGAATTTGACCAAACTGAGATAAATAGTGTTATTGATAATAAAATTGGAGGTGCTCAATTTTCAAGTAGTTTAAGAACTTATATCGCTAACGCACAAGGTGTTGATTTTAATACAAGTTTAGAAATATACCCAGTATCAGGATCTTGGAACAATGGAACAGGTACTTACTTAGACCAACCCCAAACAACGAATGGAGTTAGCTGGAGAGCACAAACATATTCAGGTTCTGGTGGGGTTAATTGGGAAATAGACCCAAATCAATTCGATACATATGTAACAGCTTCTTGGTCAGGGAGTGATAATAAAGGAGGTGCATGTTGGTATACAGGATCATCTGATACAAGTGCTCAAATTGAAGCAACACAATCATTTTCTTTACGATCAGTTAAAGATTTAAATGTTAATGTAACAGATATAGTAAAAACATGGTATTCAAGCTCCAAAAGTATTGCAGGAACTTATACTAATATTGTTAATGATGGTTTTATAGTTAAATGGGAAGATGCTTTAGAATTTAGAACACAAAGTGCAGTTCAACCTATTGTACAATATTATTCTGTAGATACTAATACTATTTATCCTCCACAACTAGAAATAAAATGGGATGATCAATCATTTGAGACAGGAAGTTTACCTGCAATAGCAACAGCAGATTTTTATGCAGCGTTAGATAGCAACCCAGGTGTTTTTTATAGTGAAAGTATAAATAGATTTAGAGTCAATGTTAGACCAGATTTCCCAGTTAGGACATTTCAAACATCTTCAGTTGATACAGTTAATCATTATTTAAATAGTGATTCTTTATACGCAGTAAAAGATTTAGATACTAACGAATATGTAATTAATTTTGATCCTCAATTTACAAAAATTAGTTGTGATTCAACCAGTAATTACTTTGATATTTACATGAATGGGTTACAACCCGAAAGATATTATACCATTTTAATACAAACAACTATTAGTGGTAGTACAATAGTTAAAGATGATAATTATAACTTTAAAGTAGTTAACGGATAATGGCAGAAGAAATATTAAGAAGTGAAAAAAATGTTTATGGTAAAGCCGATTATGAAAAGACAATAGATACAAGCTTTTCAGAATTAGGAACAACAACAGTATCTGAAGATATTACAGCTACTCCTAACACAAATGAATTTTTCATTCAATATAACACTTTATTTTATGATATACCTGCTTTAGGTAATACTAATTCTCATGAGTATCTTGCAAAGACAAGTGGAGAATATATAAATTTTCAACAAAACCAAGAAGAAATAGATGCTTTACAAGCAGAAATTGCTCAATTAAGAACAGATTTATTAAATGCTCAAATGGATGTAGTAAAAATGGAATTATCTAGCTCAAATAGTCCTGAAGCAAATGATTCTTTAAATAGAATTCAACGAGAACTAGAAGCAGTTAGTCAAAATACTACACAAACAGCAGAAAATTTATCTCAACAACAAAATACATCATTTAATCCTGGGGTAGGTGCTTCCGGAGGGTCAACTGCTGGAGGAGGGTCAACTGCTGGAGGAGGTAGTGTATCTAGTGGTGGAGGTGGTGGATATTAAAAAATAAAATATATGGAAGAAGAATTAGATATTATTGTTAATCCCATTGATCCTGTTAGTTTTGAATTACAAAACTATAGTCCTGCTGACGAAAAATTAATAGCATCATCTAACCTAGATACGTCATTCTCAGATGATACGGATTATATAGAATTTTACATATATGATCAAAATGGTAATTTTATATATCCAAGAGATACTATCCAATTACGTGATTATACAGTTAGAGATGGTGATGTACTATTAAATCCTTCTGATAACCTATCAAATTTAGGATTTGATATTGGAACATTTAATATAGTTTATAATTTTTATAGAAAAAGATTATCATCCGATAGTTTTAGCCAATATTTTATATCAGAAATTTCATCTGATAGAAAAGAAATTCGTTTAGATAGTAATATAATTGAAAATGGAGAAATAATTGCATCTACTGAAGATTTCATACAATATAGAGATGATGCTCCTTATTTTGTAGATTTTTATTTAAATTTTGGTGAAAATAATACAATTATAGCTAATAATATAAGATTAGAACAGGATGAAACTGATGATCCTACTATTTTAATTAAATTATATGAACCACTTCCAGGTGATATTGATGTAAAAGCAGAATTATGGGTTGGAGAAGTTATATCAACCCCACAAGCTTACCAAGTAACCTTCCCAGTTGATGAACAAGTTGAAGATGATTTTACTTATTTACAAGGACCTAATTATAGTTTAGAGGTAAGACAAGAAACTGCAACATCTGGTCAAGCCTTTTCATTTGATGCTTTATTAAGTAGTAACGTAACAAGTTCAATAAATCAAATCAAAAGTTTATTAAATGAAAAAGATATAAATATTAACATTAATTATGAAAATTATGGAAATTTTGTTAATATGTCTTCTGCAAAATCTCGATTAGAAAACTTTTCATATAAAGTTGGTTTAATACAATCTTGTAGTAATCAAATTTCAAGTTTTCTTGAAACAGTTGACCAAACTAGTAATACAGTTGATACTAAATTTTATAGTTCAAGTCAAGCTGTTCTAACAAGTCAAATAAATGAAATAATTGAAAATTTTGATGGATATGAATATTTTTTATACTTTAATAGTGGTTCTCTATATTCTTGGCCTAAAGAAACAACAACCCCACCTTATGTTTTAGCAAACTCGGGTAGTGCTAAAGCAAAAACATGGTTAGGTAGTACTGACCCATCTAGTGTATATTTTGGAGGACAATTAACTTCAGCATCAAATTATGACGATAATAACCCAGATTATTTATTATATGCAATACCTGAATATTTAAGAGAGGACGTTCAAAACGTGGGTTATGAATTATTTGTTGACATGGTTGGCCAATATTATGATAATGTTTGGCTTTATACAAAAGATATAGCAAATAAATTTAATGCTGACAATAGATTAGATTATGGTATTTCTAAAGATTTGGTAGCAGACGCAATTAAAGATTTTGGTTTAAAACTTTATGCAAACAATTTTAACACAGACGATTTATTTACAGCTTTCTTAGGATTAACACCTTCAGGAAGCACATTCCCAGTTACAAATATTACTGGAAGTATATCAGGTTCTTTAGGAGTTACTGGGTATGAGTACATAACTGCTGAAGTATCAGCTTCAAATGACATAGTATCATTAAACGACACTCAGAAGCAAGTATATAAACGTATCTACCATAATATACCATATTTACTTAAAACAAAAGGTACAATAGCTACTATAAGAGCATTAATAACTTCCTATGGTATTCCTGATACAATATTAAGGGTTAGTGAATTTGGTAGTAAAGATAGAAATGAATCACAAGATTATGATTTAAAACAAGATGTATTTAATTATATGATGGATACAAGACCAGATGCAAATTCTTGTTTAACTTCATCTTTTAATCTTAGTACGAATTTTGGTGGTGGAACAGTAGGAGGGGATGGTAATATTCACTCTCTTCAATTAAGATTTAAACCTGCTTCTATACCAACTGCATCAGCTAATGTTGCATCTTCGGATATAAGATATTCTCAATCCCTTTGGGTAAGTAAGAAAGAAAGTGATATTACAGGTTCTTTACTAGTACTAGAATATACTGGTTCAGGATTCACAAGTGGTTCTTATTCGGGGTCAGTTCCCAATGCTTATGATAATTATGGAACATTAAAGTGGGTTCCTTCCGCACAAGAAAATCCTGCATTATCCGCTAGTATATATCTTCCATTTTTTAATGGAGATTGGTGGTCTGCACAAATAAATTTTACAGATGAAACTGGTACAGGTGCTTTAGTAACAAGTTCTTTATTTGCAGCAAATCAAATAAATGGTAAAGTAGGTTGGACAGGATCAGATACTGTACTTGGTCATGATACGCGAGATTGGAATAGATCAATCAATGCATTTTTAAATACTTCCTCGAATTTAATTCACTCAGGAAAGACTTATCAACCATTTTCTGGTTCTTATCAAGAATATAGATTTTGGAACCAACAAATATCGGAAAGTAATTTCCATGACTATACTGTTAATCCATTTTCAAATGAAGGAAATGGAGTTAATAGCACACCTAATCAATTAGCTTTTAGAGCAGATTTAGGTACTCAAATAGATACAGGTAGTAATACTTCAATTCACCCAAGAATAACTGGTTCAGCTGTTCAGATAACAGCATCTTTTAAAGATGGAAATAGTGATTTTAAAATAGAAAACCCAACATTTAAAGTAAATGTAGAAGATATATTTCAAGATCAAGTACCAGCGGGTATAAAAAATAGAATAACAAATAAAATACAAATTGAAAAACATCTCATAGCTGAAGAACCATATGGTTTCCAAACACCAACATCTTCAATGGCTACAACTGCCAGCTCCGATAATACTACTTTATCAGGGTTAAGATCTATAGAGACTATATCATTCCAAAGTCAAAGTTACACTCCTAGTGTTAATTATCTAGAAGTTGGTTTTTCACCTTCTAATCAAATTAATGACGATATTAATGCACAAATAGGTTATTTTAATTTAGGTGATTACATAGGTGATCCTAGAGAAGTATCTTCTTCTTCATATACTTACCCTACTTTAGATATCTTAAGAGATGCTTATTTTGAAAAATATATAAAGGGTTATGATGTAACAGACTTTATTAGATTAATAAAATTCTTTGATAATTCATTATTTAAAATGATCAAAGATTATATACCAGCTAGAACAAGTTTAGCTTCAGGTGTTGTAATTAAACAACATTTACTAGAAAGAAATAGACAAAGACCAGCTCAAGTAACATCATCATTCCAACAATATTCAGGTTCAGTTAAACCCTTTCCAAAAGATTATAACACAGGTTCATCAGATCAACCTCAATATGCAACATCAGGTTCTGCAATTTATAAATTTACGGGTGGTCCAGGAGGTTCATTTAATAGATACAATGGTTTACAATCTTATTACTATACATTTAGTAATCTTAGTGGTTCAATTAATGTTTTAAATTTTAATGATTTAGCTACAAATAATATGGTTGGTGTTGATTCTGATGATAATGATGCATTCCCAGCTAATTTAGTAACTAATTGTTGTGGAACTTTCCCAATCGAAGTAGGTTCATTTATTGGAGCCGAAGGTTATCCTCTTACTTCAACTTTTGCAATTAATATTTTTCAATCCTCAATGCCTGGATATCAATCTGGTAGTGTTGGTCAATTTCCTAATTATCAAGTCGGAGATTTTATTAGTATTGCTGCAACAGATATTGGTGGTGATAGTGGTTTCTTTACCTCTTTTATTACCCAAAGAATGCTTATAACTACAATGAGTTCAACTCCTACTAATCAATTCTTTTTAACACAAAGTTGGAGTGAATCAGTAGACAACTCAGTATTAAATTCAACTTATTTTAATCAAAGTAGTTCACAATGGATCAGTGGTTCATTTAAAGGAGGTAAACACTACCCATATAGTAATTATTTACATTCAGACCAGTCAGAATTTTATAATGGTATATTTAGTGGATCAAATTTAACTGTAACAACACAATCACTTAATTCAATGTGCGATGCTTATTTAAATATAAGTGATACACCTGTACAATATTATCCAATATTCTTTTCATTTACAGATACTTTACAATCAACAATAACAAGAGATACATTTTTTGATGTTACTAATGTTCCACCCGCTGGATATGCTTGGATAGCTTCTGAACAAACAGATGACCCTATATCAGGTATACAACAAGTTGTTGCAATTAAATTTAGTGATTTTGACGTAAATGGAAATGAAGTAGTAAATTACTTAGATGATTTTGCAGATTTAAGAATATTATTTTCGGATTCAAATCTACCTTATTCATCCTCAGCCGCAAAATATATAATAACTGGTAGAACTATTTATGCTGATCATGCAATTTGTAATGTTTCATTAGATGAAGGAAATAATATATATGAAACAGTAGCAGGTGTAACTTATTATCCTATTACAAGTTCACAAGATGGTGGTTCAATGAATTGGAGTTTTCAAGGGGCAACAAAAAATAAAACAGGCGCAGGTATTTCTCAGTCATCGGATTTAGTTCAACTAAATACGTTTACAAATTATACAACAACTGGACAACAACAAGTAGTTTTTGT